AGGAATACGAAGATGACAATTCTGAGTTACAGGATCAATCAACCAGTAATAAGGCCGACACTGGTGACGTTGAAGAACCTGAACTTCCTGAGAAATTTAAAGGTAAGTCTGTCCTTGACATTGTAAAGTCTTACGAGAATCTGGAACGAGAGTACGGACGTAAGAACAATGAAGTAGGCGAGCTGCGAAAGTTGGCTGACCAACTCCTAAAACTAGAACGTCTCAATGAAACAAAGAAAGATGAAGCACAAGATGATACAATCGATGCTGATTCTCTGATTGAAAATCCAGGCGAAACTATTCGTAAGGTATTGGAGAATGATCCAACAATCAGATCACTGAAAGAAGCACAGATAAAAGTTGCACGCGATGCAGCAAAGAAAGACTTTGAAGCAGTCTATCCAAACTGGGCGGAGGTTATGTCTTCTCCCGAGTTTGTAGAGTGGGTTACGAAGTCTCCAATGCGCCAGCGTGAACTTGTACGAGCAGACCAAGAGTATGACTACGAGACTGCTGCCGACATCTTAAACCAATTCCAAGAACTTACTGCTGGTAAAAGCGCCGACATTGAAGCGGAAAAGCAACAGCAGAAAGATAAACGTGAAGAGGATTTTAAGAAAGTGGCAGGGCAAAAGAAGTCTACTAATCGTCCATCGTCTAAGAAAATCTATGACCGAGAACAGTTGATCCAGTTGAAGATTAATAATCCATCCAAGTACGAACAGATGTGGCCTGAAATCGAATTAGCCTATAAAGAGAATCGAGTGAGGTCGAAGCACCGCACATAAGGTTCTCATAACATTCTGTTAGGAGATAAAACAAATGGCTCTTGGTACTGATAACACAACTAAAACCACTGCGGATAAGTTTATTCCGGAGATTTGGGAAGATGGCGTAGTCGCTGGCTACAAAAAGAATTTGGTAATGGGTAACCTCGTTTCCAAACTCTCTCACAAAGGTAAGAAAGGCGATGTAATTTACATGCCGAAGCCGACTCGTGGTGCTGCTACCGCTAAGGCTGCTGGCGCTCAAGTTACGTTGATCGCGCCTACGCACGCGCAGTTGACCTTCAACATTAACAAGCACTATGAATACTCTGTATTTATTGAAGACATCGTTCAAGTACAGGGCTTCAATAGCCTGCGTTCTTTCCACACTGACGACGCTGGTTATGCACTGGCAACTCAAGTGGATACTGATCTGCATGCTTTGGGTGCTGGTCTGCAAGGTGGTTCTGCCTACTCTACTGCGGTAATCGGTAGTCATGGCGCAACTGTATGGGATCCGACTGCCCCTACGAACACTGGTAACGGTGCTCCTCTGGCTGATGCTGGTATCCGTAAGATGATTCAGACTCTGGATGACACAGACACTCCGATGTCTGACCGTTACATGATCATCCCTCCGGTCGAAAAGAATACTCTGACGGGTATCGCTCGCTTCACTGAGCAAGCTTATACTGGTGAAATTGGCCCGAACAACATCATCCGTAATGGCCGTGTTGGTAACCTCTATGGTGTAGAAGTTTATGTTTCTACGAACTGCCCAACTGTAGCTGCTACCGATACCACCACCCAGTACCGTGTTGGTATGATGTTCCACAAGGAAGCATTCCTGTTCATTGAGCAAATGGGTGTACGCACTCAGACTCAATACAAGCAAGAGTGGCTGGCTGACCTGTTCACCGCTGACACTATCTATGGTGTTGGTGAGATGCGCGACACAGCTGGTATTGCATTCTTTGTTGATGCGTAAGTAAGTTAAGATCGGGGGCGTCATTGCCCCCTTTCTTTTTCAATAGGAGATTTAAAATGAAGTTACAACATCCCGAAACAAAGAACATCTTCGAGGTCGATGAGGGCCACGGAAAGCGTTTACTGGCTCGTGGATTCTATAAAGAGTATATAGAAGTCGCTATTGAAAAAGAAGAGTCTCCGACCGTTTCTCCGAAACGAGTCTCTAAGAAAAGTTCACATAAGAGTGGAGAGAAGTAATGACAACCTACCGTGGCCCTGATGATTCAGCAGGAGCAAGTACCCCACTGGAATCTTTAAAGCAAGCAGCAGAAGCTGCTGCTGCTGCAGCGGCTGCCTCTGAAACAGCAGCGGCGGTATCAGAGGCTGCAGCAGAATCGGCTCAGACAGCGGCAGAATCGGCTCAAGCTGCTGCGGAATAGGCTCAGGCTGACTCTGAAGCTGCGCTCGATGAGTTTACTGACCTGTACCTCGGCGCTAAAGTATCTGATCCAAGCGTGGACAATGATGGCAATGCTCTGCAAGAAGGGGCACTCTACTTCAATACATCCAGTGATCGCTTCTACGCTTACTCTATTACAGGTGCAGCGTGGATTCCATGCTCTATTAATGGTATTGATTCAGATGCAGATGCCACTGCTATCACAATTGATAGTAATGAGAATGTGAATTTACAGACACGTTACTACTTTACAAATGGCGCAGAGACTGCGTGGAATAATAAGGGCGATAATGGTTTCGTTGCTGACTACTCTAGTGGCGATGTCCGTATCCGAGCTTCCTCAAATGCTAACAATAACAGAAACATGGTGCTATCTGGTCTAAACGCAGGTGTACCCAATAGCGACCAATTGTTTCTTAGTTATACTGGCAACGTAGGTATCGGTACCTCAAGTCCGGCAGCTCGTTTACATATTGATGGTAACAATTCTGGAATACGACTAACAGACAACAACCAAGACCCCACTAACTATTACTGCGACATCTATAAGGATTATCAAGGTGCTTCTCCGTTAGTTATCAATAATAGTATTGGACAATTACAGTATCAGATTGGTGGCGTATCCAAATTTGTAATCGATGGTACAGGTAGTGTAGGTATTGGTACTTCAACCCCAGACAACACTCTGCATGTGCACAAAGGAAGTGCTGGAGCAATTTCAGGACATTCAAGCGCACCGTTAGTTGTTGAGAACAGTATTAATTGCCACATCCAGATGTTATGCCCTAGTACCAATGCTAGTGTTATTCTTTTTGGAGATAATAACAATAATGCTATCGGTCAGATTGGTTATGACCATTCCTCTGATAACATGTACTTCTATACGAACGCAGCTGAGGTGATGCGTATTAATAGTTCAGGCTACGTAGGTATTGGTACAACTCCATCCTATCCGTTCCATGTTGCAGCTTCAAATAATACCTATCTTGGGAGATTTCAAAATACAAATGCAAACCCCTATGGGATTAATGTTCAGTTGTCAGCGGCGTCGCCAGATAACAACACCAACCACTTTTTCTTAGCACAAGATAGTACAACAACACGCATCATCATCTACTCAGACGGTGACGTATTAAACCACGATGGTACTTATGGAACTATTTCTGATGGCCGATTGAAGCAGGACATTGTTTCAGCAAACAGCCAATGGGATGACATCAAAGCTATTGGTAAGATGGGCAAGAAGTATCGTCACATCAAAGATGTTGGCAACAAGGGCGATGAAGCAAAAGTCATGTTGGGTTGGGTAGCTCAAGAAGTTGAGCAAGTCAGTCCCGGTCTTATTATGCACACCTTCAAAGATGTTGAAGATGAGGAAGGAAGTGTTGTCGGGCAGGAAGAGACTCTTGGTATTAAGTCTTCCATTCTGTTCACTAAGAACGTCATGGCAACGGCTGAAGCACTGGAGCGAATCGAAGCACTTGAAGCGCAACGTGCTACACTTGAAGCACAGGTAGCTACATTATTAATAGATGTTGCAGAACTGAGGAGCCAAAAGCCATGAAAACTTTCCTAATCGCATTGATACTCACTGGCTCTGTTGTTCCAACAGACTCTGCTAAACGTCAGTTTCACTTCGATTGTAAACCCTCTTCCTTCAATGACACACCTGAAACGACATGGGCACGATCTGCAGATGGACAGAGAGAGTTGATTATTATCCAATCGTCTTGCTGGTCAGCCTAAGAGGAACCTATGACATACTTACAACTAATCAATGCCGTTCTTCTGCGAGTCAGAGAAGATTCGGTAACTGATGTAGATCAATCCGAGTACGCTCAACTTATTGGAGCCTTTATTAATGAGGCGAAGAGGGAAGTTGAGGACTCGTGGGATTGGATTCAACTACGGCAAACCATTCAGGTTGCGACTGTAGCTGATACATTTCGTTATACTCTGACTGGCGCAGGAAATCGCTTCCGTATCTTGCAAGTGATTAACGATACAGATGATACGATTCTCCGTAAGGCTCCATACAAATACATGAACCGTCTGTTCACTGCCTCTGGCAGTACGCAGACAGGCTCTCCTGATTTGTATGATATCAACGGTAATACAGATGGAGACCCGAATGTTGATCTTCATCCTATCCCTGATGCAGTCTATACTATCAATTTCAACATGAAGATTCCACAAGAGGATTTAAGTGCAAGCACAGATATCCTTACTGTCCCATCTTATCCAGTGATTCTTGGCGCATACATGCGAGCTTTGTCTGAGCGCGGTGAAGATGGTGGTCGGTCATACACTGAAATTGAAAGAGATTACCTTAAAGCCTTAAGTGATGCAATCGCACTTGATGCGGGTAATGTACCTGATGAACTTATTTGGGAAGTCTACTAATGCCACAACGTCTTGTTCCAATTCGTCTACCAGTACCGGGATCGTGGGGATTAAACACCCAACGAAAGGCTGATCTGTTGCCTGCGCAATGGGCGACGGTTGCAACAAACTGTATCTTTGATGACTCAGGAAGGCTGGCATGTAGGAAAGGCACTCAAGCAGTCAATGCAAGTGCCATCGCTGCCAGCCCTGCTGTTCGTGCTTGTTATGAGTATATAGATAGTACTGGTTCTGCTGTTACAATACTTGCTTCCGGTAATAAAATCTATCGAGTAAATGGTACATCTCTCGTAGATATTACTGGAACTATCACTACCCCAACTGCTGATAACTGGAAGTTCACTAACTTTAATGGGAAGTGTATCGGCGTGCAAGCAGGACATCCGATGATTGTCTTGTCGAGTGTGGCTGGCTCCTTCGCAGATGTCTCTACTTCTGGCACGTACACTCCAACAACGGCTGTCAATGAAGTACTCGCTGCCTTTGGCCGCATTTGGGTACTTGATGGTACAGACTTAAAGTACTCTGCCCTGCTGGATGAGACTAACTGGGCAACTGGTGCAGGTGCTGGCGTCTTCGACCTCTCTACTGTCTGGATTGGAGGCATGGATGTTGGGATTGCACTTGCTGAGTTTAATGGTTACCTTGTAATCTTTGGTCAGAACTCTATTGTAGTCTATAGTAACCCTTGGGTGCCGACTGGTGGTGGTGATGCTGATACTTCTACGATGGAGTTAGTTGAGAATATTGGCGGTGTTGGATGTATTGCTCGTGATACTGTTGCACAAGTAGGCAAGGATTTAGTATTCCTTTCTTACCAAGGTGTAAGATACTTCTCTCGTACAATTCAAGAGAAGAGTATGCCTTTGCAATTGATCTCAGAGAATGTGAATGACGAGCTAATGCGGAAGGTTCTCTCTGAGAGTGCCGATAACATTAAAGCTGTATTCTCTCCAAGTGAGAGGGCATACCTTCTTACACTTCCAGTTAATGATGAAACATACTACTTTGATTTACGACTGCCTTTACAAGATGGCTCATACCGCGCTACTACATGGAATCGCTCTTTTAATAGCATGATGGTGAATCAGAATCAATACCTGTACTTTGGAGGGAGTGGTTATTTGTACCGCTACTATGGGTACTTTGATGATGCAGATTCAACTGGAGCTAATGGCGTCTCTTTTGAGATGGACTATATGTCAGGTTGGACTGATTTGAGTGAGGCAGGAGACATAGGCTCTCTTACTAAACTCCCCAAGAACTGTGACTTTCTTATCCTTGGTGGGTCAGGTCAGGTAGCTATTATCAAATGGGCCTTTGACTTCCAAGATACTTTTTCAAGCTTTACGAAATCTCTGCCTGCATCTAGTGGTGCAGAATGGGGAGAAGCAGAGTGGGGGCCACAGTATGTTACTGGAAGTGAAGACCCTGATACTCTAGCGAACGATGAATGGTCAGGTGGTCTTATCTTTAATCGAGTAAAGGCTCCAATGAAACGAACTGGTCAAGCTTTGAAGGTTGGGTTCTCAACAACTATCGAAGGAGATCAGGTGGCTTTACAACTTTTTGATATGCTCTTAAAAATTGGACGGATGACAGTATGAGTAATTATTCTAAATCAATTAGCTTTGCAAGCAAAGACGCCCTGCTTACTGGCGATCCTAACAAGAAAATTAAGGGCGCAGATGTCGATACAGAACTCGATGCTATTGGCAATATGAGTTCCACTAAAGCTAACAAGGTCGCTAGTGCAACTAATCACAATGTTGCAAAGCTCACATCTTCTGGTGACCTTGATGATGCAGGTTACAGTTTCCCTAATCTTGCTGGAATAGTACTACTCACCCTCGCTGAGATGAATGTCCTTGATGGCTTCAATGGTAATACAGCAGACTTGAATGCGGTTGCAGGTATCGCTGCATTAGGTATTACTCCAACAGAGATTGGATATCTGAATGGTGTGTCTAGTGCTATCCAGACTCAGATCAATGCAAAAGCAGCGACGACTGCGCTCGCTGATCTCTCTGGTGTGACTGATGCAGAGACAGCTGTTACTAACCTTGGTCTTGATAGTCGTTTAGACCCTTGGTACATCTATGGCGATGATACTGCAGGAAGCATTACTCACTCCACTTCTGCAGCATTAGACAACGGTGTATACTTCTGTACCAACTTTACTTTGAATGTCTCACAAACATTAACACCTTCCGCTTCAACAGATGCTTGGTTAGTAGTTGTTGCATCTGGAACAATCACTATCAACGGTACAATCAACTACTCTGGTAAGGGTGCTGCTGGCGGTACTCTTGGGGGCGCAGGTGCTCCCGGCACAACTGGAGATGATGGATTCTTTGGTG